TGTGGGTTTGGATATACGTTAAAATGCGTGTGGAAGTAATGCACAAGGATCTCCGTGGATAAGCCGACCACTACTGCTGCAATCGTCGCCGCTGTTACAGGTGTGTTCAGTGCGGGCGCGTTTAAGTTTTATGAGTTTATTCTCAAGCAAAAACGAGAAAAACAAGTCGAGGAAAAGGCTGAGCAAACGCTGTACCGTGATGATCTGATCAAACGTGTAGAGAAGTTGGAGATCGAACGGGACGAGCATCTGCAGCAAATCATCGACTTGATGACTGACATTGCTGGATTGAAAGTAGAAGTTGACTACGTCAAGCGAGAGAACGAAATCCTCAAGCTCAAGATAGATGCGCTGAGATAGTACTGAGTGGGGGAGTAAACCAGGCCCCTCCCCCCTTACCGGCACTATGACTTAGACCATGTGGTCACCTCCTGTGAGTGTTGCGGAGCGTCCTCGGCGTCACTCGGTTGGTTGTTATTTAGTGTTCGTTTTTGTTTTTCTACGATTTGGCCACCAACTTCGTTTAGTATGCGAATCAAAACGTCATTGGCATCATCGGATAAACCTTCCATCACTTCTCGAAGGCTTGGTGAAATTGGATGAACGTATGGTTTTTTATTGTCTTCCATTACACTTCTCCAACAGTTGGTCGTTGAAGAAATGTTTTCAAATCAAAATTCGAACTATCGTAGCTCGGATCACTCAGAACCTTGATTGCGGTCATTAATGAAGCCAAGGTCATGGCATGTTCTTTCGGGTCAGTTTGCGAAAAATCTACGATTCTTGGCAGCAACAATGTATCAAAACCATTTTCTGAAACGAATGGAGATTCGAGATCGTTTAGAGTAGAACACATCAAAGCGTCGTGCTCGTAGCCCAATTGTGATACCAAAAGAACCAGTGAAAGCATCGACAACTCAAAGTTGCCATCTTCAAACACAACTGTTTCATCGATTTGTTTTGGTTCTTCAGGACCATTCCAATCTTTAGTGAAGTACACTCGAACGTTCATAAAGTTTGTTCCAAACTCGTGACCAGGCTCTAAAACCAGCATGTTTTTGTTTTTGCTGCGTACCTGTTTCCATAAGTAATCGGTCAAGTTTTCAATGTTTAATGTACGGTTTTCTTTTTGTTTTTGTGTGGCGTTAGCCATAATGTTTTCTCTTGTTGTAGTGGTCGAAGCAGTATCGCTTCATGAAGGAATACGGAGTGGTGACTTTAGGTCCGACACGACGTTTTCTTGTTCCTTCACCAATGAGTACTGATCGACCACACAAGGTCCGACATGAAACAAGCAATTAAGATTTTTTTAGGCCGTAGTTGTCTTTGGCCCAACCATCTCCTTTCAACGAGAAACTGGTCAAGGCAATCTGTTTTTTCATTGGAACAGATGTTCCATCATCCAGCTTGCATGTCGTGCAATGTGGGCAAGGCTCACCAAATGGCTGCAGAATCTCTACCTTTGCTTGGCATACTTCGCATTTGTAGACATACAGTGGCATTGTATCTCCATAAAAAACTGGGGCGGTTGGACTCGAACCAACAACATCCGGGGTAACAACCCGGTGCGCCTGCCTGTGGCGCCTCACCCCATTTGGTTTCTAAAAAGGTATCTCTTCGTCACGGAAAGAGTTGTTGGACTGCTGCTGTGGTCGAGATTGAGATTCACCAGCACCGTTTTCAACTCGGTTCAAAAACTCTACGTTGCTTGCAACAATCTCTGTAGTCTTGCGCTGGTTGCCTTGTTTGTCCTCGTATGATCGGTTCTGCAATCGACCTTCTACAATAACCTTGGAGCCCTTGTCCAAGAACCGTTCACAGTTTTCAGCGGTCTTTCCAAACACTACGATACGATGCCAATCAGTTTGATCGACCCATTCGTCACCCTTCTTGACTCTCTGGTTTGTAGCAATACTGAAATTGCCTACTGAGTTACCGCTGTTTGCTTTTCGAATCTCAGGCTTCTGCCCAAGGTTACCACTGATGATCACCTTATTCATGATCGCTCCTTTGTTTTGTTTATATGAGAATGCATCTCAACAGGCGCATGCCCATCAGAAGATTCTTGAATGATTGATGACACGTCATCAAAAGACAGTTCGATTGTATGAAAGCTGTAGTGACAAGATATACATTGTCGTTTTCGCACTACAAAATCAGGCGTGTACCAACCGACCAACTCGTTACCTTTGTTTACTTCAGATCCCTTTCCAGGTTTCTGTGGCGTTCTTGTCGCCAGTACCTTGGTTTTTTTTAAGCATTTGGGGCACGTCATAAAATCGCCCCAGTACCCACCTTCTGTACAGTACATCCAACTTGTTCGTAGAAAAGTGAACGCTTCTTGTGCATAAAAAACAAAGCCTTAGCAGCGTCTACCAAGTCGATTACCAGCGGCTGTTTTTTGTTATCTGCACGTCGCATGATTCTACCAATCCGTTGTTGGATCCTACCCATAGACTTGGTAGGAGTAGTAAGCATCAACGTATCCAGACCAGGTAGATCAAGTCCCTCATCGGCTACAGTCGTTGCGAACAATGCACTTATCTCTCTATCGTCTGCGAGTCTAAGAACTTCTGCACGTTGCTTCTTGGTCATCTTACCAACCAGCGTAGCGGCACTGATACCACGTTTAGCAGTCTCTTCAGCCAAGTCTATGCAGTGTTGAACTCGGTCAGACAAAACCAGTATCTGACGACCGTCCGACACCATCTTCTCCACAATCGCGAGTATCTGTTCGTTACGATCCTTTGAGGCACACATATCGTTGATCATTTTCATCCATTCTTTCTGCCCTTCGGGCTTCCACAATGTTGGATGAAACTTCACAGTAGGCGACAAGACGTTGCCTTTCTCAATCAACTCGGGCGTAGTGATCCGCTTCAGCGTTGTACCAAAGTGCCAGTACAGGATGTCACTCAGTCCATCGGGACGATCAGGTGTCGCAGTCAGTGCCAGTCTTACCCTGGCAGGCATTCCCATCATTACAACACTAAATGTAGTAGCAGGAACGTGGTGGGCTTCATCCACTACACAGACGCCAAACTGCTTACCAAACTCCAGCATGTCATCGAATCGCATCTTGGATAGCGACTGGAACATGGCGATTACAATCTGACCTGAATCATCCTTCTTGCTGCCGCCCCACATCGTGACGTTGGGAACCTCACCGCTCTCTGTTCGCACCTGAGCTTCGATGCGTTGCTTCCATTGTTGTGCCAGGTCATTTGTATGCACCAGTATAACTGTGCGCGTTTCGTACCGTATCAGCGAGCCAATGCCCATCATGGTCTTGCCCGCACCACATGGCGCGACGATAAGACCCTGCGATTCACGCAACAAGGCATCCACACCCTCGGCTTGATAATCTCTTAAACTGATCTCACCATTGAACTGCAGCTTCTGATCGCCATCTCTGAATGGAGGAAACGTAGTCTTATCAATGTGATCCAGTCCATATTCTCTCATGTCGATCCCTCTTGGGATCATCTGACCGCCACCCCACTGATGCCATAAAGGTATCGTCTGGCATGCATAGACATGAGCATCAGGTATATTGACCCACTTGCCCCTGTCCCGCAGTGCATGGGCTTGTGCGTATGCTGGGTTCTGGCATTTATATCTGTCCCGTATCTGCTCAAGAACCGGGCTATTTATCGGTATGAAATAGCCTCCGCTTGTTACGCATCTGTTGTCGGTCATGGTGAATCTCTTGGTGGTGTTTCTCTAAATATAGTGGGTGAGGCATCTGTACGCCATGCCTCCCTGCGCGTGGCTGGATCTATTCCTCCGACCCTTCGATAGTGTACGTCCAGATAGACTCCTCTGCATCCCACTCCAGGTACAGTGGCGTCCCATCTCCAGACATCACGTATGTCATGGTCTTGTCTTTGATCACTTCCATCTCTTCAACATCTTCCGTCCCTTCGGGGATGTTGATGATCTTTACCCATTCCATGCCATCGTCTGGTTCAGGTTCCGACTCAGGCTCAGACTCAGGCTCACCATCGGTGAACTCTGCGTCCATATCTGGCCAGGGTAAATCATCCTCAACTGGCTGCTCTTTCAGTCGAGGTAGAGATTCTATTGGGCTCTTCTCTTCCGCTTCCTCTACTACTTCTACTACTTCTTCCTTCTTTCTAAGGATCACTGTATCAGGATCAATATCTGGCTCTGCATAGATCAAGTTCGCATCATCGGTTGGATGCCAGCCATTAACGCCGTTCCGCATTTTCTTCTTCCAACCAAGTGCTTTCATGGTCGCACCTACTGCAAGCTTGACCTTGTGACTTAGTTGTTCTTCAGACTCGGGAGAAGCGATGTCATTTCCAATGAAGTCGTAGTAACGAATGGCAATGTCGAATGACGATATGCCTGCATCATTGATGGTCAGACCAGTGTTTTGGTTTGTCATCAGACTCACCATGTATTGGTCTGGCTTTACACCGGGCTTACTCTTCCGTTCTTTCTTGGGTTCTGGTTCCTCTTCGACAAACTCGGACAACTCGAGATCAACCCAATCTTCATCTGTAGAATCAGTTTCAATCTCGACAACGATGTCGTCATCAATCTCATCAATCTCAAAGCCTACGTCATCTACTTCGTTCAAGTCTGGTAGGGCCTCAGTGCCGAAGAAACTCTTTGGTGGATACCAACGATACAGGCGATCACCATCTACCTGGCTTCTGTGGCTCTCCCATCCAAGATCACGCAACACAAGCGCAAGTGCTTTTTCTGCCTTCGATGCGCTGACTTCTCCGTTTGCATTCAACTGGTGATCTTCAATCATTCCATTGAGATCCAAACCAATGTCAGCCTCAGTCAACTCACCGTCGATTTGTTGCTTGTACTGCTCCTTCAGTTGATTCAAAGACGTTTCCTTCTTTGGCTCGAACTCTTTAGCAGCAGCCAACAATCCAATCTCAACCTCTTCAATGGTTAGGGACTTCCCGTATGTCCCTGCCATGTAGACCATCACGTCTGCGATTGATCGCTTGGTTGCCTCTGTGCCATTGGAATCCAATAGCTTCCGGCCCGATCGGTGAGTAAACCTACCCACCATCTTATCGTCCAGTTTGGCCGCAAGGAATACACTATGTACTCCGATAGCCCCCTTGATATTTGCCGTCTTTTCGTCCGGCATAAGACACCTCCCTGTGTGTTTAGTTCAAGTGTTTAACCAATGACGCAGCAAGTATGTGCTTGTCCTCATCAGTTGTTTGAAACAGCCAAGAGTTTCTTAGCTTGGTCAAAGTGCTGAATCCATTTTTAGATGAATGAATCCTATTCAGTATGAGCAAAGCCGCAGCAAAGCCCAGTGGATGGTTCAAATCGATAGTCAACGATTCCCAAGGTACAGGCATGTTTGTTCCCTCGTTGTCGATGATTAGACAGTGCGTCGGATGTTCGTCACCCCACGGACGAACCGTGATCGTTTGGTTGCTCTTACTACCCCAACCGGCAGGCTCATGGCCTGGACGAATGCAAACAGGCGTACCGACCACAACGTCCAGTTTGGATAGCGATGGCATGATTTCAACCCAGTTCATTCTTTGCCTCATTGTCTTTCCGTATACGCTCATTGGCGCTTCTTGCGAGCCTGTAAAAGCCTTGGCGTTGCGCTTCCACCAGCACAACCTTTGGGTCAATACCGTCACGTATCAGCTTCGACCAGCGAATCGTTCGAGTGTGGAATCGTTCATCGCTTAGGTCCATCATGCCTCCGCAGGTTTGGTGGTCATCACCACCTTTTGAATCGCTT